GTATGGGATTATGAGAATGAGATCAATGAATCTAAGAGAGAAATCAAGCTGATGCGGAACGAATTCGTTTCGGATTTCAAACAACAAGTAAAAGATATATTTAATAATGGCTAATCTCAATCCTTTAAATATAACAGTATCCGATATTGAAATAGAAAAATTCAATAAAAGGGATAAGATGAGTCTGCTGCCTCAGTTCATGGAATTGACCATATATCAATCTATGTTTGAGCCTACTATAAAAGGCGAGATGCTTATCAATGATCCTATCGGACTGTTCGTCAATTATCCTTTCACGGGTGAAGAGCTAATAATAGTGACATATGATCAGGTCAACACTGGTAGCAGCGATACATCCGCCTCCGCGGGAAGCTATTTTCAAGACGTTAGCCCAAATAAGACCAACCAATTAAAATTCATAATAAAAGGTGTCCGTAATATCATCATCGGCGATAGAGCAAGATCGCTGATGTATATCGTTGATCTTGCAAGCCCTCAATTGCTTCAGAACATGAGAAAATACGTATCTCATGCTTTTAATGATCTAGTCGAAGACATGGCAGAGAAAGTATATGATGAGTATATCGCAGATGAGACGACCAAACAATATAAAATACCTAGGAAACCTTTTGTCAAGGAGACATCAGTCAAGGTACGTAATATGGTTGTTCCCAACATAAGGCCTTTCCATGCTATAAGTTGGCTAGCAAAACATGCTGTCGCAAAAGAAAACGATAGGCATTTCCTATATCTATTCTTCGAAGATCTAAAGCAATTTAACTTCATCACGATGCAGCAGATCATAGAAGATGCTTTAAAGATAAAAGACACGTTGAAGAAAAACAAATATAGGTATATCTCAGATATTGCTAGCTTATCTAAATCAGTGACAGGAGATTCTAATCAAGATCTCCGCGTCATCACTAACATCGTAAATAATAAGAGGTTCTCTTCTTTAGAAAAGATACCGGGAGGATACTATCAGAATGAATTGTTCGAGATCAATATGTTACAGAAAGCATATGCAAGCACTCCTACAGAATTAAATGAATCTAACTTATATGATGCTAACATTCCTACATTAGCACCTTCTACTTTAAACACTCCTGATTACATCAAGTATGTAAAGAATGAGAAGATAGAAAAAGAATACTCAAACCGGGTCCGTTATATAATAAACAATTTTCCTGATGCTGATGGTCAAGGTATGGATCAACCTACCTATAGACGTAAGTTTGGAAATGTGACTAAATACATGAATGCTATGAACCAGATCGATCTGACAATCACCGTTCCAGCAAACATGGATCTAAGAGCAGGTCAAGTGATATACTGTGACATACCAGAAAATCACGGATTCAATACCGTTGAAATAGATAAGTATATATCCGGGTTATTCATCATATCAGAAGTCAAACAAGTGATAATGCAGGGTAGTTTGGCTGCGACAACTTTACGAATATATAAAGATGGATATCTCAATAGTCTTTTCGAGTCATCATTATACAATTCTACAGGCAGAGGTACAGGATTGCAGGGTCCAGTTTAATGATCAATGACGATTTTTATGGCGACAGATTTAGGTGGTTTACAGGTGTCGTGAAAGATGTCGGTTTCGATGGCCGCGTGAGAGTTAGGATATTCGGGATCCATCATACAGAAGATATTGTCAGAGTCTCTGACGGAGATCTTCCCTGGGCTATTGTATTGTTTCCCACTACTGGCGGACAGACATCTGGGGGCAATGCTAATCATGGCCTAGTGAACGGCACTTGGGTAGCGGGATTCTTTGCTGATGGTGAAGATTCTCAACAACCGATCATCATGGGAGTAATCAATGGAGGTCAAGGTTCTGTAAATAATTCTCCTGGGGGACAAGCACCTCCAACAAAAAATTCTGATAGCGGTTTACTTATTACGCCAGATACAGGTGGGACTCCTACAGATACGACACAGACGCCATCTACGACTCAACTCACAGGTTCAGGCAATCCTCAGAAGGTATACAATTTCTTCTGGGAAAAGATCAAAGCAAGCGGAGCAGTCGGCGAAGGGGCATCTTTAAAAGCTATATGTGCTGGTATAGTCGGAAACCTCCAAGGTGAGTCTGGGCCTAGCATAGATCCTACAGCTTCTAATGGCAACACTATCGGAATAGCTCAATGGTTGGGTCCTAGAAAAGCAGAATTAGCTAGACAATGTGGATTGACAAGCATAGGAAAAAGCAATGCTCCATCTTTAGAAAAACAATTAGATTATCTTTGGTGGGAACTCACTGAAGGAGATGAGAGAGTACATTTTAAAAAATTATTAACATCTCAAAATATCGAAGATGCAACTGCTAATGCTATAATGTTCGAACGAGATGAATCTACTATCGTCCCGGGAACAGGGACTTCTAAACAAAATCCTCCTAAATCATTAGGATATTCTGATAGGAGTCACCCTGTATATAAAAACAAGTTAGCATTTGCTATGAAAGCATATTCTTCGCTCTCATATACTGGAGGTGTGTCATGAAGAACGTGTCTCCTGAAGCATTATCATATTGTAAGAATTTCTTTTTCACTTTTTCTAATACTCGTAGGAATGAATCTGTGAATCTAAACGATTATGCTAGCGCAACATTCATCATAGATGTCGATGGCAGGATATATCAAGGTGCAGAAGCTAAAGAAGATGCGGCATCAGTCATTCTCATCGGCGGGACAAAGAAATTCATAAATGAGAAAGCTTTAACGGTACCTTCATATTACTACGTCACGCAGCAACAGAAGATCACTCTATATAAAGCGATGAAGTTGCTTTCTACATTCACTCATTCTGCACAGATACAGAGTGATAACGAACAATTACAGAGATCTATTTCAGCTCTATACTTAAATTTTTGTGGGTAACATATGTCTATCAATCCAGAATCGTTTACATCAGATCCTCTATCAAATAAACAAATCACTAATAGAGAAGGTGATGGTGTCAGCAGATCAACTGCTCCTCAAAATATAGTTGCAGGAAATCCTGCACCCTATTATGAAGTGTCTGTAAAGGATAAACCGAGCACGGGCAGCGATCAGACGATCACACATACAGGACCCGGAGTAGGCATCGCAGGTGGAGTCGGCGATCCTAGCGACATGCAAGGATTCGTTTCTGCGACAGGAAACAAGATACTAATTGACAATAACTTTGGTTCTGATACAATAACATTACAACACCATTCTGGCGCTACTATCATGATAGATGCGGATGGTTCTATCCATATGATATCTTCTGGCAAGAAGGGTGTAGGCCTTATCGCTCCAAAAGGTGATGCTACTGTATTTGCAAGAAACCATCTGATTCTAAAAGCTGACGGCAGGATAACGATTGAGACAGACGGCGATCTTGATTTCAATGTCGGCGGCAATCTAGGATTACATGTACGTGGTGACATGATAACATCTGTCCGAGGTTCTTCAGAAGAATCTATCGAAGGAAGCAAAGTATTTGAAGTAGCAAAAGACATGAGCACGATGATCGCAGGTGACAACAGGATAACGTCTGCAGGTAAGACGAAGATACAATCATCGCAGAGCATTGACATGGACGCAGGCCTAGATATCTTCGTTAGGAGCGATGCTGCTATCTCGATGCAAGCACAGAAAGAATTCACAGCATTGTCTTTGACTGACATGAATCTAGGAACAAAGACGAAGTTTACAGCGCTCGCTACAGGTGACATGAACTTAGGTTCGAAGGCAAAGGTTATTGCTAAGTCATCAGGTAATATGAGCATAGAATCAGGTGGCACATTTGATGTCAAAGCAGCTAGCACGACCAAGATATCATCCGGGGGTGACGCATCTATCCATTCTGCTTCTACTGTAGATGTGTTAGGTAGCGGAAAGATTCAGATCAAAGGATCTGCCACTGACGTTCAGGTAGGAGGATCTCCTAGCCTTTCGGCTCCATCTGATCCTGCAGATCCAGGAGAAGCATCTTTAGCTCAGTATGCCCCAGCAGAGAC